GACATCTGTGGGTGGTGCGTCTTCAAACATGAACATCGAAAAACTTCGTGCGGCTGCGAAAGCACTGAACGATAACAACGTACCAGCCGAAGGTCGTCACTTGTTGATGCACTCTTCTCAGCTTGACGCAATGCTAGGTGAAACTGAAATCACATCAAGTGATTTTGCTACCGTCAAAGCATTGGTTCGTGGAGAAGTTACATCATTCATGGGCTTCAACATTATCACAATGGGTGATCGTGATGAAGGCGGTGTTCCTAAGCCATCAACCCGTACTTGCTTTGCTTGGCATCAAGACAGCATGGGTTATGCTGAAAGCATCTCTCAGAAGTCAGAAGTAAACTACATCCCAGAGAAAACATCGTTCCTCGTAAGTTCTATGTTCTCTGCTGGTGCGGTTGCTATTGACGATGAGGGCATCGTTAAAATCAGCTGTACTGAATAAGGAGACTGACATATGGCTTTTGATAAAACAGGTTTCGGTGATGGGGGTCCAGGCAAAAAAGGCAATGCCCCTGTTATCTATACATATCAAACCGCAGATACGATAGCGACTGTAAACACGGAAGGCTATTTCAACAGCTTGTCAGATACTCTGGCGGTTGGCGATTTGATTTATGTTGTGTCATCTACTGGCGGCACTCGCGTAAGCACACTTACGCAAGTTCTGTCCAATACTGGCGGTGTTGTTGACGTTGCAGACGGTACGACACTGGCCGCAACGGACGGTGACTAATTATCCCCTAGGGGGCTGGGCAACTGGCCCCCTTCAAACTTTTGGAGGGCTATAATGGCGTCTGGTGATACTGATGTTTCTGTTTGTTCCGCCGCGCTAATATTGTTGGGCGCTTCTAAGATTACATCTCTTAAAGATACAGATGATGTTTCTGTTGCTTGTAACAGTCTATATTCAAATTTAAAAAATTCTTTATTAAGTTCTTATCAATGGTCTTGGAGCTTAAAAAAACGTCAGCTTACGAAAATATCAACTGATCCGCTTACTGAATGGGATAACGCATTTTTTCTCCCCAATGATATGTTGTCTGGTGTTTTGGCTGTTTTTGAAACAACCGGCAATACAGAAAGACCAATTCGCTATGGTTGGGAGGTTTATGGAAATCAACTATTTACTAATCTTGATACCGTTTACATTGATTACCAAGCAACTGTTCCAGAATTTAAAATGCCATCGTACTTTATTAGATTGCTGCAATTAGCAATGGCGGCAGAATTAGCCATTGTTATAACAGATCAACAATCTAAAGCGGAGAGTTTCCGCTTACAAGCTTTCGGTTCCCCGTCTGAAAACGGACGTGGTGGCGAAATGAGAAAAGCCATGAACATAGATGGTCGTGGACAAGCAACGCAAATTATTGAGGATTATTCTCTTATTCAGGCGAGGTACTGATGAGAATTACGCAATATCAGTCTAACTTTTCTACCGGGGAAATAGATCCTCTTCTACGGGCCAGAACAGATCTTCAGCAATATCAGAATGCTTTAGAAGAAGCGACAAATGTTGTTGTGCAACCTCAAGGCGGAATTAGTCGTCGGGATGGTTTGGAGTTTGTTTTTGACTTTGGATCAAGCTTTACAGAATTTAAAATTATTCCATTTGAATTTAGCGTAAATGACAGTTATTTATTGGTTTTTGTTGTTGGCCGCATTTACGTTTTTAAAAACAAAAATCTGCAAAGAGATATTAATTCAAGCGGCAATGATTATATTACGGCTTCTGACATTACGGCGGCAATGCTTGATGAGCTTGAATATACGCAAGCTGTAGATACCCTAATTCTTTGCCATGAAGATCTTCAGACAAAACGTCTTGTGCGCAATTCTGATACGTCTTGGACGCTTGAGAACCTGCCTATTACAAATACGCCGCAATACGCTTACGCGCTTGATGAGCACCAGCCTAACTTTACCATTGCGCCCAGCGCAACAACTGGTAATATTACAATTACTGCATCTTCTGTGACCACTGATAACGGAACAGCACAGGCTGGTGGCGCAAGTACAATCACTTTAAAATCGTCTACGTCTTACTCATCTAACGATGACCCAAACGGTATGTGGATAACGCTCACATCTGGAACGGGTTCGGGGCAAGAAAGATATATTACAGATTATGTTGCAGCAACAAAGGTCGCAACTGTCTATCCCGACTGGACAACGCCCCCAGATAACACAACCAATTATAAAGTTACAGCGTTTGCGCCATCTGCGGCTAATAACTTCGCTCAAGTTGAAAACACTTTTGGCCGTGTAAAGTATATTTCATATGTCAGCGATACCATAATGAATGCTGTTGTTGAAGTCCCGTTCTTTGACACAAATGGCGTTGTTGCAGGTAATTGGACTGCTGAATTTGGATATGAGGATGTTTGGTCAAGCACTAGAGGCTGGCCAAGATCGGCAACTTTCCATGAAGGACGGTTATACTTTGGTGGCTCTAAGTCCAGACCGAATACTGTCTGGGGTTCTCGCGTTATTGATTATTTTAACTTTGACTCCCATACCGGGCTTGATGATGAGGCTGTTGAAACAACGATCAACACAAATCAACTGAATGCAATTGTGAATATCGTATCTGGTGCGGATCTGCGTATTTTCTCAACGGGTGGTGAATTTATTGTTGTTCAATCAGAGGACACGCCAATTACACCAAGCAACTTTTTGGTGCGGCCACAAACTCGGCTTGGGTCAAAGGCTGGTGTGCCAATTGAAGATTTAAACGGCGCAACGATCTTTGTTCAGCGTCAAGGCAAAGCTATCAATGCCTTCCAGTTTGGAAACGATACCCGTTCTTATCAAGTGCAGAATATTTCTTTGCTATCATCTCACCTATTAAATACCCCAGTAGATATTGCTGTAAGAAGATCATCGTCAACAGATGAAGCGGATCGGCTGTTTGTTGTGAATAGTGGCGATGGATCGATGGCGGTATATTCTATCCTTACTGGACAGAATGTCATTGCACCCAGCAAGTTCACAACTGACGGTGAGTTTATTGCAATTGCGGTTGAGACTTCAAATGTATTTTCTATTGTGAAAAGAACAATTGGATCTGTTTCAGCTACAGATCCGCATATAGAAAAAGCATTCTATACTTCAAAAAATTATAGCTTTGGGTCTGCTAATAATGCCAGGCTTGGAATATTTTTTAAGCCCGATGGGACTAAATATTATATTGCAGACGATCAAGGAAACAGAATAGAAGAATATTCTTTATCTACTGCATGGGATATAAGCACTGCATCTTTTACAGATTCTCTTGGGGCTTCTGGTCAAGATACAGCTCCCAAAAACATATTTATAAAACCAGATGGCAGTAAGCTTTATGTTATTGGTTCACTTAGTGATAGAGTTTACGAATATGATTTATCTACTGATTGGGACGTTTCTACTGGTGTTTTTAATCAGAGCTTTCTTGTTTCAGGTCAAGATACCGCTCCTGAGGGATTATTCTTCAAGCCAGATGGCACTAAAATGTTTTTTATTGGAACCGATATTTCCTCTAATGACAAGATATATGAATACTCTTTGTCTACAGCCTGGGATATTTCTACGGCAACAAGTACTCAATCGTTCTCTATAAATCTTCAACAAAGCAATCCAAAAGGTTTGTTTTTTGTTTCTGACGGGAGTGTGATGTTTACGATTGGAACTGATGAGCCAACAATTAATAAATACTCTCTTTCTACGCCCTGGGATATTTCTACTGCCTTATATGCGGGTATTTCTTTTAATACGAATTTAGAAGATAACGATCCCCAAGATTTATTTTTTAAACCCGATGGAAGTAAATTTTATGTGGTTGGCGATGAAAATAATAATGTTTATCAGTATGAAATTTCAAATGTTTTTTATTTTTTAGAAATATTTAATCCAGAACGTACCCTTGATTCTTCTAAAGCTGGGGGTGCTGCATCACAAATAGAAATGCAACATCTTTTTGATGAAACATTGCGTGTAATAACAGATGATATTGTTCAAGCTAATGTCGCTGTATCATCAACATCATTTAGCGCAGATGATGATGGCATCTTTACTCTTCAAACAAATCTTACATCTGGCGATTTAACTTTAGATGGTGTGCTTGTTTCTTCTGGAACTGCTAGTTTTTCTGAAATCTCAAGACAAATTAGTATTGAATATAGCTCTATGCCTGTATCTGGGGCGTCAATTATTATCACAGGTACAGATGTTTATGACAGTCCACAGACTGAAACAATCATAACTCAGCCCTCTACAACATCATATACTTCAGTAAATAAATTTAAGACTGTTACAAATATTAATCAGCCGTTTACAAGTGCATCGCTTACTTTAAAAATCGGGGTGGCAGCAACAACAGCTGATGTTTTAACGCTGGCAAGCGCAGCAACAACCTCTTTTGAGGTCGGTCTTGATTACACTGTCCAAGCAAAAACAATGCCAACGGAGCCAACGCTATCCTCTGGATCTATTCATGGCATGAAGAAAAGGGTTGTTCAGGTTGATGCTCTTGTGGACAAAACCAAAGATCTGAAGATCAATGGCAGAACAATTGCATTTGATACTGAGAGCGGATCATCCGTAATTGCTGAATATACCGGATTAAAAACCGCGCATGGTTTGCTGGGATATGCTAACACTGGACAAATAACATTAACACAGACAGATCCTTTACCAATGACGGTTTTGGGTTTGGAGTATAAACTGAGTACGGGGTCTTAACATGGCGGCAGTCGCACCTATAGCAGCACCTTTGATGTTGGCTTCATCGGCCCTAAGCGCATACGGTCAAATCAGAGCCGGTCAAGCCCAGCGTGAAATGTATGATGAGCAAGCCGCTCAAGCTAGAATGCGTGGGCGATCAGAAGCTATTGCTTACAAGCAGCAAGGCGCTGATGTTCTTCGTAATCTAAATGAAAACTTATCTGCAATTATTGCACGATCAGCGGCGGGAGGTGTTGATCCAACAAGCGGATCTGCGGCAGTCATGCAACAATATGCAATGGCCGAAGGTATTCGAGAGAAGAATATTGCAGCGGATAATGCACTCTTGGCAGAGGGTCAGGCGGCAACCCAAGCACATCAATACCGCATGGCTGGTCGAGCCGCTCAACAAGCGTCCTTCTTCCAAGCAGCGAGTACGCTTGGGATGGGTATTTATAGATATGGACAGTTAGCATAATGGCCAGATTACCGAGATATCAAAGAGCGGGTGTTCGCACTCGGCAACCTCAAGCCATAGAGTTTGCGGGCATAAGAGAACAAGCCCAGCTTGGCCAACAGATATCTCGCAGTTTCGATGAAATGTCACAGTTTCTATACAAGACAGGCGCAGAAGAGGCTGAGAGGCGCGGTATTGAGCGCATACGCACGGAAGGGGCGCAGCCGGTACTTGAGGCGCTTCGTGAACAAGGTGGCCCTAGAACCATTGCAGAGAAGGCTGCGTATGAAGCCGGTAATCGTGTGGCCGTTGCTGAGATCCAAGCTGAAGCAGATCTTGAAATTACAAGAATTTTAAATGAAGGCCAAAAGAATAAAACATCATTCTCTGCCATTCAAGCGCAGCTAAAAGATGTTACTGATGGTTTCCCGGCGGCATTGTCTAACATCGATCCGGTATCTGCCGGGGTTCTTCGCACTAGGCTTACAGAAGCCTCTGGAAAAGCGGAGATGCGATATTCTAAGTGGTGGACCGGAGAACAGACAAAGCTTCGTAAGGAAAAGCAAAACCGCGTTTCTGCAAATGAGGCAGAATTTATTATCGGTAATGCTACGGTTCCGGGTTATACTGTTCAAGAGATTGAGCTTGATATTGAAAGCGGATCTAAAACACTTACAGATTTAGGTGTAAAACCTGAGTTGGTTGCAGAATGGGCCGATGGTGTAAGAGAAAAAGCCATCAAAGAAAAAACAATATTTGATTTTTATCAAAAACCCATCGAAGAGCAGCGCGAAGAAATAGAAGGTATTCTATCCGGTGATAAAACTTTGCCGGGTATGGACTTTGAAAAGAGCGTTCGATTTGTAAATGGATTGTTGCGGCCAGAATATAATCGGAATGTTGCGGCTGTTAAGGCTCAGTCTGATTATGTAGTAAACAAAATAGAAGATCAGCAAGAAGTCCTTGAAGATGGTGGTCGTCTTTCTCAGGAAATACTGGCGGATTTAAACAATGCGGTAGATGAAATTCTTACGGCTGATCCTCAACGCGGCCCTGCACTACAAAGTGCTATGAAGTCTTTGCAAGAAACTGACGAGTTTTTTAGTGGCTTGCGTAGTCTGTCATTAACTGATGCTGAGGCTGCGGTGTTTCAATTGCAGTCTGGCATGGAAGGTCGTGGCGGCGAGGGGATTGATACGGTACTTGAGCAAAAGCGATATGAGCAAGCAAGTAAGTTCTTAGACAATATGAGAACCCAAATCAGCAAAGATCCTATGGGTTATGCTCAACGTGTCGGCTTTATTCAGGATGTTGAACCAATAATAGATTTAGTTGATGGTCGCCCGGTTGTTAATGAAAGTGCTATGCGGATCAGGCAAATTCAAGCGCAACAAGTGGCAAATCATTATGGTCTTGCTGCACCCAGACTTTTGTTTGGTGAAGAGGCTCGGCAAATTAGTCTGGTCTTAGATAAAGCGGAAGGCATGGCTAAATTAGATATGCTCGGCGCTTTAGCTTCATTCGATCAAGCGGCTGGTCAGGTATTGACGGATATAGCAGAATACAATCCAGAGATGGCACTTGTTGGTGCGTTGGTAAATGAAGGCAGAATTGAAACTGCAAACATGGCGATTGC